CTGTCACAAGGCATTAAAACCTGTTAGCAGATTGCGCGGTCATAGGACGGCACGCCATGCGTGGATACGTTCCGGCATTGAACAGCGAGACAGAATGGAAGCAAAATTGCGGATGTTTAAACTGTAATAAATGGATGGGGTGACAAAATGAACATTGAAAATCTATCTATTAATAGGCTTGTGCCTTACTATCTGATGAGTAGTTATCTGTATTATGAGGAAGACAAGCAGGTATTGACAGATAATGAGTTTGACGCATTGTGTAAGCGGTTATTGGATAATTGGGATACCATACAGCATATACACAAACATCTAATCACTAAAGGTGACTTGACCGCTGGCACTGGCTATGCTATCAAGTATACCAACATGATAATCGGAGCCGCCAATAGGTGGTATGAGTTAGCACAAAGTGAGGTGACAAAATGACATTCGAGGAATTTATGAGAGAGTGTGACGCAATCTGTGAGGCAGAAATTGGCGTCGGTGTACATGACATGCCAGACTTATGTTGGCGTGATTTTCACGAAGATGGTTTATCGCCACAGGATGCGATAGATTGTGCAATGGAAGAATGGGAAATGGATTGGATATGACAATGGACAAGCAATACAAAACTATTTATTTTGAACGCAAAGAAAATTGGGGTGAAGTTAGGTTCTATCCTAAATGCGACAAAACAAAATTTCTTGCGAGTTTGTGTGGGCGCAAGATATTCTACAGGCAAGAAGTGCTTGACATTCGTGACAAGCTAGGCTATGAAGTAGAACTTACTAACACCACATTGTAACCAATATAAGGAGACTAAACCATGTTTAAGACTGTATTCACAAAGAACGTAGCAGGTGTAATTCGTAATCCTATCGGTGTAGAAAACCTGCAGTTTCGCCGTACTACTTCACGTTACAAGCGCAAAGGTACATTCAGTAACAACAAAGGTTATCTGTCAGTGTCACGCAATGCTGACGGTACATTTGCAAAACGTGCGTAAACTTACCAGAATAAATCCGGTAGCAAAGGCACTTGCCTTGTCACGACGTAGGGCAAGTGTCGTACCGGATAAGACAAAATACAACAGAAAGCGAGACAAAAGAGATGTCGAAAAAAATACTTACATATCGGAAGCCAGTAAGAGTCAAGGCGATAGCGACTAAACGCAGGAAGCCTGTGGCAGCCATGCGTAAACAACAGCGACAGAACAAACAACAGCGACAGAAAATGGGATATTAAATGTTGACATCCTCTATACAATAGTTGTATAACATAATTACAACAACAGAAAAGGTAATAAAATGTTTGTTTCACCAACACAATTTACGGCAGATGTATTGGCCGCCGACTATGATTTTGTGGCAGACTATGCTGATCTGACTGCTTATCGTGCAAAATACAATGGTTTGCTCCGCATCATTGATAACGATAGCGGTCACTGCATTCTTGCAATGGGTGGTAATGTTTACACTAACTCAATTGGTCATGCCAAAGAAATTGCTGACCGCATGATGGGAGATTAAAATGAGACAACAAGATTTTAGAAACTTAAAACGGTATCCCAATGGGGATATCGTTGACCTATACAACATACATCATTTATTGACAGACAAACAGATAGACAAACTGTCAGACGATGATTGGTCTATGGTAAATGAATATCAGGATGAGTTGAGCATCCTGTATCAACAAGCAAAAGAGGAGTTAGCACAATGCGATTAACAATTAACACAAGACACTATGACGCACCAAAAGAACATCTTGTGGAGTCACTTGGATTGCTACCTCATTGGGTGGTAGAGTACAATCTGCTAAACGCAATGGATTTACCCGGAGGTGAATCTGACATCGTGCAGTACATGACTAAACGCTATGGCTTTGGCGAACTGTATCGTTTCGATGGTGAGATTGTAAACGGTGGCGTGTATAAAAGTAACCACGAAGATGATAAAGATTTAGAATATGTCGGTAGGATGGACACGAAAGATGGCACAGTGTACTTCTATCCGTATGCTATCACTGCCTTGCCTACCAAGGATGGCTACTTTATTACAAGGTTGGACTGATGAATAGAGAACTTATGATGCAAGCATTGGAACAATTTATGTTCGACCATGATTGGCTTGATACAGACGTAGTTGCTTTGTTAGAAGATGAGGACATTCCCTATACTAGAAACGATAAGGAGATCACACATGACACAGACGATTGATCAACACTATGTAAAACGTGGCAGGATATTCTTTGAGGATGGCGAGTGGTGGTACTCGCGGCCAAACCAAAAGATACGCGAGAGGATAGCGGGTCATGCCAAGAAAAACACGACAAGGATGTTCGTCAATGGGATGTACATTCCCAAGTCACACCCACTACATAAGCCAGGCCGATACAAAAGTTTGGACGATGCGTGGTCACACCAGCAGATTAACAGTGTGCCACAGGGTGAGGTCTATGCCATCACCAACAAGGCATGGCCTGATTGGGTGAAGATTGGTTGTGCAACCATTGCAGAAGATAGGCTCAATGGGTATCAGACATCATCACCGTTTCGTGACTACGAGATTGTTTGCACCTTTGAGACAACCAACAGACGCAAGGCTGAGACTATCATGCACCGAACACTGGAGCAGTATGCTAGTGAACGCCGCAACGAATGGTTTAAGATTGACCTTGACAAAGTGAGGGAAATGTTTCATCACTATAACGATGCAGTAGTAAACAGGTAGGAGGAAGTGGCATGATTGGATTATTACTTGTTACAGCGTTTGCCATGTTCTCGCATGACAATGCAGAGTTTATTCAGGATGTTGAGGTCAAGCGTGAGCAAGGATGTACCTTTACCTATGTAGGTAAGCAGTATGCTAGGCAACACGTGCCTCATATTGCTTGGGGTGAGTATGTATTCTACAGCATGGAGCCGTGTGATGACTAACTTAGTCAAACACATCTGTGTGTATTGTAATACTGTGCAGTACATACCAACCAGACTACGCAAGCTAGTACAAAGAATGTATTGCTATGTGTGTAAAAAGGAGATTGATAATGCTGACACTATACAAGATAATCATGGACAGTAGATACAATCCACTGCGCCACATACCCGATACAAACACACGTCACATGGTGATGCAGGTATTGGCATGGATGTGGTGTATTATCTTCAGCATGTGGATGGGTAGCATCGTGGTGTTTGGCATCAGTGCCATAGCCCATGCCCTGCTGATTGCTGGCATCTTTATCACAGCAGGTGTATTTGAAACAGCCAAGCGTAGGCCGCAGTATTTCGGTGGGCTAGGCAGAGGCAATGGAGGTGAGCATGAATGAAGTAACGCTTTTACTTGATACAAACAAACCACATAACCCATACATTCGATTTCATATGATACTTGACATGTTAGAGAATGTGCCAGATGATTATGTCATAGACAAGGCGTGGATTAGACGAGAGTTGCAGGAGATATTTGATATGTTTGTTTCAGTAGCAGAAGAGAAATATCTATGAGTAAATATTGGCGCAAAGCAAAGCACTACTATCTCACGCATGACGGAATTGAGATGTTTTTGTTCGCATGTATATGGGCCAGCATAGGCTGGATGTTGTATCACTTTGTAATCGGATTGATAGGGAGGTTTGGATAATGACTAGAAAAACTTTACAAGACAGACGACTACAACACATGCACCTTAGTGCATTGATGGATGAGATAGATTATCTTGACACCATCATTGAACCACAAGACTGTGGTCATCTAATCACCTGTCGTAATGTGTTGGAGACACACCTTGACCAACTTTTAAAAGAAAGGAATCAACGTAATGGCTAAGAAAAAAGAGGACTGGGAAATTGCAAGAGAAGAACGCAAGCAGGACATAGCAAAGGCTATCGCAGCCATGCGTCCAGAACAATGGAAGGCAGTGCAAATGGCAGTTGAAGCATTGCGTGACTTCGATCAAGACTACTTTGAAAACTATGAGATATTCTGCGCACAAGTGCCAAGAGATTTGAAACGTGCATTAGAAGAACTTAAACATGAGTTTGATCTCAATGGCTAGAAATATAGAGGAAACTTTAGTTGCTACCACCAAAGAAGATTTGAACGAACAAATCGAATGGTACTTAGTGCAGTATCACCCCTTGGGATACGACACACGGGTAGCTAAGACAACATACAATCCTGACACCGACAAGTATACTGCTGTTATGTCTCGTTGGGATTCTTGCGATTAGGAGAAAAATACATGGACATTATTATTGCTGTAATTGGAATGATAATCTTGGTGGCATTTACGCTATGATTACTTTAAAACAAATGGTAGATGATTACTATTCTTCCTATGAATACAATGACTTGCGGGACGAAACTAAATCTGATTATAAGTATTTAATCGGTCAAGTTTTGGACACTAGGGTGGAGGGACAGTACCTCCGACAAGTAGATGTCAAAAAACTGACTACCAAAATATGCAAACTTGCGTATAACTTATGGTGTAATAGAGGCATACATTTTGCCAACAAGACAATGGCAATAGCTAGAGTTCTGTACAACCATGGTTTACGCATGGAGATAGTGGGCAACAACCCATTCAACGCTGTACGTAGGCGCAAGCCACAAGTTCGTTCTACCCTGTGGTCAAAAGATGATGTAGTCAAGCTACTAGATTTTGCTTACAGTGAGTTTGAAACACGCAACCTTGGGTTGATCGCACAGATGGCGTACGAATGGTGTCAGCGTGTGGGTGATATGCGCCTACTCAAATGGAATAATGTAGACTTTGAACACAAGCGTGTGCATATTTTGCAGTCAAAGCGTAGGGCAGAGGTGTATCTGCCTGTGTCTGATGAACTGCTGGAGATGCTTGAACAACAACGTGAAGACTTTGGGTTCCAAGATTATATTGCTCCACGTCCATACGCCATAGGTGGTAAGTATGAACCTTATACTAAGTACAAGATGTCGAAGCATGGACGCACATTGATTCGCAATGCAGGTTTACCTGACACGCTACGTCTGTCTGATTTGAGGCGCACTGGCACTACAGAAATGGTGCAAGCTGGTGTTGGAATAGGACAAATTATGTCGGTTACAGGACATGCTAACCCACAATCAGTCAAGCCATACATAAAGAATACATACGATGCTGCAAATTATGCCTTGACAAAACGAACATCGCATGGTACAAGCACATTAGATGCCGAACAAGAAAAGGATTATATCTAATGTATAACAATATATATGATACAATAGATTCTCTTACATTATATGTAGGTGAGACAGTTAGAATTAATTGTCCCTCATGTAAAGGAATGAAAACTTTTACTGTATCTAATATTGGTGGAAGCATTGTTTGGAATTGTTATAAGGCATCTTGTGCTGTCAGTGGTGGCAAGCGTGTAGGCATGACACCAGATGACATAAAAAATATGAAGGCAAGACAAGTAAAAAAGGAAATAGAATTTGAATTACCTAAGTTTATTGTTAGACGCAATACTTCATATATGAACAGATGGTGTGCAAGATGGGGCTTGGATGTAGATAAACTAGGTTTGCAATACGATGTAAAGGAAGACAGAGTTGTGTTTCCTATCGTGCATGATAACAAGATTGTTGACGCTACTGGTCGGGCGTTAACAAAGCGACTCCCCAAATGGCGAAGGTATGGGTCTTGTAGTCTCCCCTATACCAGTGGTCAGGGTGATGTCGCCGTGGTTGTTGAGGACTGTGTGAGTGCAGCCGTAGTTGGCAGTGAGAAGTTTGTCGGGGTCGCACTGCTAGGCACTACTTTGCTTGAAGAACACAAGCATTATCTCACACGGTTCTCAGCGGCTATCGTTGCCTTAGACCCTGACGTACTACCAAAGACTATAGCAATGGCTACAGAATTGCGTAGCCACATACCAAACGTAAGGGTGTTGCGCCTTGAGAGAGACTTGAAGTATTGCAACCCGACAGATATACAAAAACTTAAACAGCTAGGAGCAACATAATGGAACTTATGGAACTATCACTTGTACGAAGTCTGATGAACAAAGACTTCTACGAAAACAATCGTGGTGCTAGATGCCCAGACAAATTGTTCAGCGCAGATGTGCGTAAGATTAAGAAGTCAGTTGATATTGCAATGGACAGATATGATAGGACGGTCACTCCCGAAGAAGTGCAAGCCCTGTTTATATCAAGCAACCCATCAATTACACCAGCACAACGTGAATCATACAGTGGTTTATTTAATACCATCAATCGTATTGACCCATTAGGTAATGATGTAGCAGGAGAGGTGCTTTCTCGCCTGTTTCAGCAGGTTGTGGGGGCAGAGATTGCAGAGTTGGGGTTCGACTATGTAAATGGTGACAGAGCCAGCCTAGAGCCTTTACAACAGCTATTAGAAAAATATGGGGATGACTTTACACCTAAACTAAAAATTGAGTGGGATGATATATCAATTGATACTATCATAGCTAAGAATGATTTAGAAGCACGTTGGACATTCAACATACCTGCATTGACACGTAAGGTTGCGGGTGTAAACGATGGACACTTGATTGAGGTAGGTGCTAGACCTAATACAGGTAAGACATCATTCCATGCCAGCCTAATTGCAGGGCCAGATGGGTTCGCCCATCAAGGTGCAAACTGCATTGTGTTGTGTAACGAAGAAAGCTACCATCGTGTAGCAGCACGATACTTAACTGCAGCAACAGGTCTTACAATGTGGGAAGTAAAAAATAATCCATCTCAAGCACGCGATTTGTATCGCCCTGTATACGATAAGATTCGCATTAAGGATTCAACAGGTAGAGACATGGCTTGGGTAGAGAGTGTGTGCAAGTCATACAATCCTGACGTTGTTGTGCTTGACATGGGTGACAAGTTTGCTACTATGTCTGGCTACTCTCGTCCTGATGAAGCATTAAAAGCTAACGCAATATATGCGAGAATGATTGCCAAGCAACATAGTTGTGCAGTATTTTATATGTCACAATTAAGTGCAGAGGCAGAAGGTAAGACAATACTAAATCAAAGTATGATGGAAGGTTCACGCACAGGTAAAGCAGCCGAAGCAGACTTGATGGTTCTCATTGCTAAGAATCCACAAGTTGATGGTCAGGATGAAGAAGATACGCAACGACATCTGTGTGTGGTAAAAAATAAATTAACTGGTTGGCATGGCAGGGTACACTGTGAACTCAACTACACAATAGGAAGATACGAGGTATAGACATGAAACTAACACTTGACGTAGAGAACACCGTTACTAAACGTGATGGAAAGATGCATCTTGATCCATTTGAACCTGATAACTCTTTGGTTATGGTTGGTGTGCTAACTGATCAAGGCGTGTGTCATACGTTTCCTTTTGACCACGCTGATGTTCCTAATCAGCAGGACTATCACGAACGTGTTCAATGGTATCTGGATCAAGCAACTATCCTAATATGCCACAATGCTGCATACGATTTGCTATGGTTGTGGGAGTCAGGCTTTAAGTACGATGGTCCAGTGTTTGATACAATGCTGGCAGAATATGTGTTACAACGTGGGGTCAAAGAACCTTTATCTCTTGAGGCATGTGCTGAACGCTATGATCTGGATACAAAGAAGCAAGACACCCTGAAAGAATATTTTAAGAAGGGTATGAGTGTTCGTGACATTCCATATGATGAACTCACTGAATATCTTATCGCTGACCTAGAAGCTACGCAACAACTATCAGACAAACTAATGCTACGACTTAATAAGGTAGACGATGTTGGTTTGCGTGGCACAGTTGACTTGACTAATCAAGTAGCTATATGTTTAGCACGTATATATCAACGTGGTTTTGCTGTAGATTTAGGTGCGCTAGATGAAGTGCGCCAAGAATTTGAACAAGAAAAGTGTCAACTTATTGACAGCTTACAAGATCACATTCGTGACATCATGGGTGACACTCCCATAAATCTTAACAGTCCAGAGCAACTATCGTGGGTTATATATAGCCGTAAGGTAAAAGATAAAACACTTTGGTCAAACACTATTGAACCTTACATGAAAGACACAGCCTTCAAAGACTTGATACGTGGGCAAACAGAACGTATTTATAAAACCTACGCGGTTCAGTGTAAAGATTGTCGTGGCACTGGATTCATTCGCAAGACAAAGAAAGATGGCACACCATTTGCCAAACCTAACAAATGCATTACTTGTGCAACAAGTGGTTATTTGTATAAACCCACTAACAACGTAGCTGGTTTAAAGTTTATGCCACCTAACGCCAAGTGGGCTAGTGCTAATGGTTTTAGCACAAGTAAGGGTAATCTTGAGATGCTAGAAAAAGCAGCGAGAAGCAAAGGCATGGATGACGCAGTATCATTTTTGTCTAAAGTTCGTAGACTATCTGCTGTTGATACGTATCTCTCCTCTTTTGTAGAGGGAATACATACACACACTAAACAAGATGGCAAGTTGCATGTCAGACTTTTGCAACATAGAACAGCCACAGGTCGCCTATCAGGTGCAGACCCTAACATGCAGAACATGCCACGTGGTGGTACTTTCCCTGTCAAGAGGGTGTTTGTATCTCGTTGGCCTGATGGTAAAGTATTGGAAGCAGACTTTGCCCAGCTAGAGTTTAGGGCGGCTGCATATTTATCACAAGATGGAGTAGCAATTGAAGAAGTATCTACTGGGTTTGATGTACACTCATACACCGCTAAAGTTATTACCGATGCTGGTCAGCCTACGAATAGACAGACAGCGAAGGCTCATACATTCGCGCCGTTATATGGAGCAACGGGCTTTGGCAGAACGCCAGCGGAAGCAGAATACTACACCCACTTTACACAGAAATACCAAGGCATCGCAGATTGGCATACCAGATTGGCTAAAGAGGCTCTATCGACAGAGATGATTACAACACCATCTGGTCGTCAGTTTAAATTTGAGGGTGTAAAACGTTTAGAAAGTGGGAAGATAACAAACTTCACACAGATAAAAAACTACCCTGTGCAATCGTTTGCTACAGCAGATATTGTGCCTATTGCTTTATTGCATATTGATAAGCTACTACAGGGTATGCAATCTTGTGTAGTCAACAGTGTACATGACAGTATTGTAGTAGATGTTCATCCAAGTGAAGAACAACAAGTAATAAATATAATTAAAAAAACTAATGATGATCTTCCGGGTTTAATCACAATGCGTTGGGGGATAGTGTTTAATGTACCACTAGAACTTGAGGCAAAAATAGGAAAAAATTGGCTTGACACTAATGATATAATGTGATAGAACTACGCTTTCTATTTCCATGAAAGGAGTAAATATATATGACTGAACTCGCAGTAATTGACAATAATAACTATGCAGCTATGGCACAAATGCTAGGCGTAGCGTATGATACAGGTGACAGTAAGAGTACACTGGCACGTATTAGGATACAGAAACTTCCTATTAAGGGTAAAGCTGAAATAGATGGTAAGATTATGAATGTTGATTTGGTATCCGCTGGGTCAATGTTTATGGCAAACCTTGAAGGTAATAATGTATATGCTGATAAAATAGAGATGCGTATGTTTATGCAAAGGTTTTTTTATCAGAAGTATGACCCATCTATAAAAAACTACGTAAAAACAGTGATGGCAGATAGTTTAAAAGACATAGACTTAAAAGATAATTATGGTGGGTTTAACTGTGGTAAACCGTCTGGTTATATTAAGGACTTTCAATCACTGCCTAAAGATATGCAAGACTTAATTCGTTCTGTAAATAGAACACGTTCTATGTATGGCACAGTTACGTTTGTTGATGCAAAAGATGGGGAAGGTAATCCTACAGAACTTGTAAATACTCCATTTGTTTGGGACGTGCATGTTAAAGAAGGATACAAAAACTTTGGTGACGCAACTGCAAAGTTTGCGCAACATCGTAGGCTTCCTATTATGCACAACTTGTCTATTACCACAGAGGAAAGGACTGGCCCCAATGGTTTGTATTACGTTCCTGTATGTGATGTAGACATGGATACCGTTCACGAGATTACTGAAGAAGATCAAAAACTTCTGCGTGATTTTCAAGCCGTTGTTGAAAGCCACAATCGACGGATTTTATCTGAATGGGATAAAAATCATGTAACAAAAGCAACAGATGAAGAGAAAGAACTTGCTGAATCTTTTGTTGACATTGATGTTGAAGAGGTGCAATAGCCTATGTTAAGTAATGATCCTTTTAAAGTTCATAACATACAATGGCTATCTCCCAGCAGTATAAATACCTACATAAGTGACCCACCTTTGTGGGTCATGCGGTATCTTTTTAAAGTAAAAACTCCAAGTGGTGCAGCAGCAGTTAGAGGTAACGCTTTGGAATTTGCTTTAGAAAAAAAATATGAAGAGGGAAAATTTGATTACGATACATTAAAAGCAAAGTTTTTGACTTTGTGTGCCGAATCAATGATACCAATAGATAGTAAGTCAGCACAAAAAGAACTTAATCAACTAGAAAAGTTTGGAAAAATAATAGATGAAGAATTTAATTATGATAATCTAGAAAGCTACCAAGAAAAAGTTTTAGTATATCTGGATGAAATATCAGTTCCAATACTTGGCTATATAGATTTTAGGTTTAAGGATAAAATAGTTGACTTGAAAACTACAGCTAGGATTCCTACAAAACCTACAGATGGACAAGGTAGACAGATGGGTTTATACTCTATGGCTTATCCTGATAACAGTGTAGATTTATTTTTTGCTGGTCCTAAGTCACACAAGAAATTTACAGTAGAAAATTTAGATGAGTACAAAACCCAGTTAAAAAAAGTAGCTATAACTATACAAAAGTTTTTATCTATTAGTAATGATAAACATGAGTTAGCTTCTCTTGTATATCCAAATTTTGACTCTTGGATGTGGGGAGAAAAAATGAAAGAGGAAGCTGGTAAGATATGGAAATAGAAATTGCATAACGCTAAAAGATTTAGGGCAGCACGTAAGTTAGGATTTCGTAGTGGTCTTGAACACAAGGTTTCTGAATATCTAATTAACTTAAAGGTAAAGTTTGAATACGAACCTTTTAAGATAGAGTGGGAAGACCTTGCATATAGAACCTACACTCCTGACTTTGTGTTGTATAATGGTATTATAATAGAAACAAAAGGTATGTTTACAGCAGCAGATAGGCGTAAACATCTTGCAATTAAAAGACAGCATCCTAAATTAGATATTCGTTTTGTGTTTGAAAATAGCAAAAGAAAATTAAGGAAGGGTGCAAAGTCTAGTTATAGTGAATGGTGTATTAAGCATGGATTTAGATATTACGATAGAATTATACCAGAAGATTGGATCAAAGAAAAGGGCAAAAACAAACATCCAAAATTTGTAAGGTTTACAGGAACAAAAGTAAAAAGGAGCAAAAATGACAGAATCAAAAATATCAAAAGATGATTTTTTAATTCGTGTAAAACCCATGAAAAATGACACTGGAGATTACACGGGAGAAGCAAATTTTTCTGTCATTAGTAGTGAAGACAGCGAAGTGCCTATTCTTATGTATAAAGATATTGAATATCTAGTTAAATGTATGCTATCTACTATACCACTAATGGAGCAAGATGAAGAGTTTCGTGACTTCGTAGATTATTATGTAACAAATAATTTTAAGTATGAGTTTGGCGAAGATAAAGTAAAACCTTTAATACATGACGTGGATGGTAATGTAATTACAATTAATTTTAATACTGATACGGAGGGCAGTGCATGAGACATGAAGCATATATGAAACAAGCTATGGCAACAGACGAATCTGGCGCAACATTTAAACAAGATGAACTTGGTGGCACTCCTTCTATGGTAGACAGTCCACCACATTACAATCAATCAGGCATTGAGTGCATTACAGCTATTCAAGCTGCGCTTGGTCCTAACTTTAAATATTATTTGCAGGGTAACATTATGAAATATTTATGGAGGTTTGATTACAAGGGTAAGCCAATAGAAGATTTACAAAAAGCACAATGGTATCTTAATACTATGATTGAAGATATGGTGGCTAGTGATGAGGGTTAAAGTTTATCTTACATTAGATATTGATACAGAAGAGTATCCAGTACCTGCAGATGAGAATGTGGGACAAGACATACAGGATAGCTTAGAAGAATACTTCTACGATGTTGAGGGCGTAGACATACGAAATATGAAAGCAATTATGGAGTAATACATGAACAATTATTTACCAACAGACTATCAAAACTTCATCGCGCTATCACGGTATGCACGATGGAAAGAAGATGAACAACGCCGTGAAACATGGGCAGAAACAGTAGAACGATACTTTGACTATATGGAAGATCATTTATCAAAGATGGGTAGGCAAGGTTCGTCTGCAAAGAGTTACGCTATGCCTGTAGACTTACGTGCAGAACTAGAGGAAGCTGTGCTTAATCAAGACATAATGCCTAGCATGAGAGCATTAATGACTGCTGGCCCTGCATTAGATCGCTGTAATGTGGGCGCATACAACTGTTCCTATGTGCCTGTGGATAGCCCCAGAGCCTTTGATGAAACTATGTATATACTAATGTGTGGCACGGGAGTAGGTTTCTCTGTGGAACGTGAAAACGTAGACAGACTACCTATCGTAAATGAGTCTATGCACGAGACTGATACAGTAATCAAGGTTGGTGACTCTCGCCCCGGTTGGGCAAAGTCTTTGCGTGAACTTATCTCTTTGCTATATGCAGGTCAGATACCCAAGTGGGATGTATCAGAGGTGCGTCCTGCTGGTGCAAGGCTCAAGACATTTGGTGGTCGTGCCAGTGGCCCAGCACCACTAGAGGAACTGTTTGAGTTTGTTATAGCCAAGTTCAAGGCTGCGACAGGTCGTAGACTATGGCCTATTGAGTGCCATGATATTATGTGTAAGATTGGTGAGGTTGTAGTTGTAGGAGGTGTACGCCGTTCTGCTCTTATCAGCCTGTCTAATCTTGGTGATGACCAGATGGCACACGCCAAGTCAGGACAGTGGTGGGACACAGAACCACAACGTGCATTGGCTAACAATAGCGTAGCTTACAAGGGTAAGCCAGAAATGGGTACATTCATGCGTGAATGGGTTGCTCTTTATGAATCTAAGTCAGGTGAACGTGGCATCTTTAATCGTGAAGCAGCAAAAAGACAAGCAGCAAAAAATGGAAGACGAGATTCACAACAAAGTTTTGGATGTAATCCCTGCAGTGAAATTATCTTGCGCCCATATCAATTTTGTAATTTGTCAGAGGTAGTTGCTCGTGCTAGTGATACACAACAAACACTACGCGAAAAGGTGCGCCTAGCTACAATTTTAGGCACGTTCCAATCCACACTTACAGATTTCAAATATCTGCGTAAAGTATGGCAAAATAACACAGAGGAAGAAAGGTTACTTGGAGTATCTCTTACGGGTATAATGGATAACGACTTGCTTAGTGGTACATCAGCCCACCTTGGTAAAAATATTGGGCAGACACTTGAAACATTACGTGATACAGCAGTAGAGACTAACGCTGCTATGGCTAAACAACTTGGTATACCACAGTCAACAGCTATCACGTGTGTTAAGCCTAGCGGCACAGTGTCGCAGCTTGTAGACAGTGCCAGTGGTATTCATGCAAGACACAACCCACACTACATTCGTACTGTACGTGGCGATAACAAAGACCCTCTTACACAGTTTATGATGAGTGCAGGAGTGCCAGCAGAGCCAGATGTTATGAAGCCAGAGTCTACGACAGTGTTCAGTTTTCCAATGGCATCACCACGTGGGGCAGTTACACGTACAATCCTGTCGGCTGTTGAACAGCTTGAGTTATGGCTTACTTATCAGCGTCATTGGTGTGAACATAAACCAAGTGTCACTATAAATGTAAAAGAACATGAGTGGCTTGAAGTAGCAGCTTGGGTATATAAACACTTTGACGAGGTATCAGGCATTAGTTTCTTACCATTTGATAATCACACGTACAAACAAGCACCATATCAGGACTGTACAGAGGATGAGTACCATGATATGGTAGCAAAGATGCCAAAGTCTATTGATTGGACATGGTTAAGAGATTATGAGAAAGAAGACACAACATCCGGTGGGCGTGAGTTAGCGTGTACTGCAGATGCTTGTGAGATTGTAGACTTAAACGCAGCATGATTGAAGGAGTAGAGATGCCTACATGGTGGCAGTGGTGGTTGATATTAGCCATCACTGTCAACACACTAATTAATATAACTGTTTTCTTTGTGGGACGTAAATTTAAAAAGGGAGTTGACAAATGAGAGAACAAATGATAGAAGTATTACGTAAACATGCACAGGCAAATATTGCTTTGCATGTGGCTAACATAGAGTGCTATCTTAGAAATCCCGTGGGCATTGGTGAACATTCTGATATTATGGAAGCTATGCAAGGTGAGTTAGATAAGATCGCTATGCATGAAGATAGATTAGATATACTCAATAATTATTTTAATGAGTAAGCTAATTTGGAAAAGGGGCAAGGATTGGATACAATATGACCCACCCCGTCATCACCCACAGTATGCAGATTGGATTAAGTATAAACAGAAACAAGAGGAGAAACAAGATGACAGAACAAAACAAACAGACAGTTAATATTGATGGCACAGATTATGTAGTAGATGAACTGACAGATACACAAAAATACATGCTTAATCAAGTCGTAAATTTAAGAGATAGAATATCAAAAGCCAGAATGGAACTAGATCAAATACAAGTAGCTAGTTCTGGGTTTAGTAAAATGCTTTCTGACTCTGTGAAAGGAGACAATGATGAAGCGGCGTAATGGCCTTAGTAAGTATGATGCCCCACTAAAAATACAATATCAATGGGGATACGATTCCTTTCATAAAGGCAAAGTAAGTAAGGGAGAGAAGGGTAAATTCTTTCTTGGTGATAGCGGCATTGACCATAATACAATGCAGCATCGTGAGTGGCTACGTGGGTACAACGATGCCTATCATGCCAACTTGAAAAGAGTGCAACACAATGAACAAGCTAGAGCAAGAAGCTAAAAACTGGATGAAGGAGAAATCTATGTATGGCATTACAGCCAAAGCGTATCAGATAGCAGCATGTGAAACTGCCATCTTCCCAAAAGAAAAAGCCACAGAGTATTTAACTCTGGGCCTGACGGGAGAGGCAGGAGAGATTGCTAATAAGGTAAAGAAGTTTATTCGTGATGGCGCACCACCAGATGAGTACGAAGCCAAGAGAATACAAATAGGCTATGAAATTGGTGACGTTATGTGGTACTGTGCAGTGTTAGCACAAGAAATGGGGATGGACCTTGGTCACATTATGGAAAACAATCTGCAAAAGCTGGCTGACCGAAAAGCTAGGGGTACTCTGTCTGGCTCTGGTGACAATCGTTAAATATATTATAGGTGGTGCTATATGCCTGTGGTTAATATACATCGTAGGCATGGCACTGACTAATACCATATGTGATTGTGTCAGAGACTTCAATGGTTGGTGGGAGTTAGAATACTGGACAAAAAAAGAGGGGACTTAACGGTCCCCTTATTTAGTCAAACACCCCTGCTTTTCTCATTTGTCGCAGGTATTTTACATAGTATAATAGCTTAGTATAATCATATGTTTCACCATCTTGTGGTTCACCGTGTAGATCATGGTATACTTGCATTGCTCTTTCAGCATCTACTTTAGGCACTTTATTAAAAGCAGCTTTTTGCATTGGGTCAAATCCAAATCTTTCTTTAAATACATCTTGCTTGGAATTAAACTCAACCACATCCATAATGTCGCTACGATACTCTTGTATCACCCGTTTTAAGAAGTCTTTCTTTCCCTCTCTTGTAAGTTTATCATACACATCACTTTGCTCTATTGCAGGTACGACATAATCTGTAATGTATTCTCCCATAAATTGTGATATCAAAGCATCCGCTTCAGGCACACCAGTTTTTGCAAAAACAATCCTACGAGATATTTTGTTTTCTGCTAGTTCTTTTTCAAATCTATTTTTTCTCTCATTATATAAAACACCATATACCTGCCTAGAAAATGGGGTAACTCTGCGCAAATCCTCTGCACGTGTTGGTGATTGATATGTCTCTGATGGACGAGTTCCAATTAATTCTGAAAGGTACTCTTCAATTTTATAATTCATAGGAATACGAGCAAGAGATTTATTTATACCAAAACTTAACATGTCTGATGAATTAGTATCTTTAACTATACGTGCATCATCCGGTGCAGCGAATGTATTAAATGTATCTTGCAACATTGTTAACGGTATGCTATATGTGTTAATAATGTTTGCTGCTGCTGCAGTTAACATGCGTTCTACTTTTTGTGGATCATCTTCTGCCATGACATCACGAAGTGCAGCATCAAGTGCATACAATCCTGAACCCGCCCGAAACTGTGTGCCTGACAATGCTTGTATTGCGTCAGCCAACTCATTACGATCACCATATAATGGACGATCTTGTTCTTTGAATCCAGCTATTTTAGCAGTATCTTGATCTATCGCCCTAGCAACAAGATCACCAACAAACAAAAATGGCGCAGCAGGGAAAAACGGTCTTAGATCATAGGTGCTACCGTCAGCTTTTTTACCTTCCCACCAGTTCTCACCTGCATGTTCTGACATTCTATAGCCGATAGCACCGATTAAAAATCCTGTGCCTACTAGACCTTTAGCCAACTCTTCGTAGTTATCTTGGTTCTTTGTGGCAAATCTTACAAAGCCAGCGTCCATTAAATATAGTGGTGAATACTCATACGTAAATCGCATGGCGTTTGCAATGAAGCGTGGGAATGGAACAAGGGATGTTGTAAGAAATGGGGCTTTGTGAATGCCGCTGATAATAGAACGGGCGAGAGGACTGTCAGGTGTTTTTTGATACGTAAAGTACAAAGCCTCTTCTACAGCTTTGTCTAGCTGTGCTTTACCCGTGGTGGTGCTAAACCTTCCTTTAAAATTTCCAGTACGAACAATGTCTTGCAAATTATATTCTTTAAAATCTGCCCTTGTTTTGTCGCCAGCCCGTATAGCTTGTGAGAACTCTTCATTTAATTGTCGCTTCAAGCTACCAACAAACGCTGCTCTTTTAAACATGTTATCGGATGCTTGGTTTAATGCGTTAAGATTTGCACCTATTGCTCTCATCTTGTCTAGCTTTACACCTGACCCCATATTTGTTGCGTCAACAATGTCCTGCAACTCACGAAACATTTGACTAGCTTTTGCTGAAAATCCAGATTTAAATACAGCTTCAATAGCCATAGCTTCTTTTTTATTTGTAATACCAAACAATATAGAAAATACATCTTCATTAGCTTTGCCAACTAAAGACTTTTCTCCCGGTAATACTTTAGATATGCCTCTATCCAAGGCTTTTGTTGCAGCATCAATGCCTACACGTGCTAAACCAGATACAGTGTTACGCATAGTTGTTGCGGTCTGTGATGTCATAAATGCTAGACGTAAAGCATCAGCAGAACGAACACCATTTAGCATACGGCTTGCCACACCAACTTGAACTTCATCTGTAATAGCGTCTGCTTTTTCTAAGAATCTGCGTACACCAGCAGAACCTTCTTTTTCAAAAGTTTGCACAGCACCATACAAATCACCCTTACGCTGTGCATTAAGACCAAACAAATCATCAAAGGACGCATCCAATAGTTTACGGACGGAAGCCGCGCCATTAAGTGTTCTAGCTGCAGCAGATACATCTGCCATAAATAAACTGGCAAAATCGTCTGGAGTTAAATCATATTTTTTAAATATATCACCAATTTCAAATTTAGTTTTTATTTCATCTGCTGACATGCTACGAAGACCACGAGCAATGGTTTCTGTAATTCGTTCACGAGGTTGTCTTCCCCCAGCTTTTTGAACCAAGTCCATACCCATAGCAAAAACTCTTTTCTTTTTACTTGGGTCAAGAATAATATCAAATGTAGGAATAAAGTCAAATTCATCATCAGGCAGAGTTGTGCCAGCGGCTTCTTCTTGTTCTTTAATTACTTTGTCTTTAATCTTTGTTCTAGCTGCCTCACCTTCTGCTACACGTTCTGGATCAAGCGCACGTAATACTTCTTTTGTATCTGCCAACAATTCTTTATCTGCATTAAGTAATGTTTCGTCTGCTGCTTTGTCAGCCTTCTCAATATTAGCAAGTATAGCTTTGTCTGCATCATCAAGCAGGTCTTCGACATTACGTTCTGCAAATCGTGAGAAGCCTGTCTTTGCAATACCGACTGCAGCGGCAGCAGGTAGCACACCACTGGCAACAGATGTTACAAGCAGTTCACTATTGTCAAACTCTCTACGCAAGTCTGCTTCAATCTCTGTTTTCTGTGCCGCTACATTTTGTAACGCACCGAATGCCGCCTCACCTGCAATTGTTGTCTTTACTGGATTAGATGCAGCAGCCTGTATCATACGACTGCCTATCCGTTGTGGTTTAAATGCTTGGCGTAGTGTACCAGCAACTGCAGCCTTCGCTGCTTGTGAAGTTGCAACACCTGCTGCCTTACCATAGCCGGGTAAAAGAAGCCCCAAATAAGTAGACGGTGCTTTGAGCAAACCCTCGACATAATCGCCAAAGGCATTCTCAGCACCGCCTTCCTCATAGAAGTGAGGCATCTCTCTAAATGTTTGGTACAGCAGACGATAGTCAGCCAGACGCATCTTTGCTTTCTCATCATTGCGTTTGGTAGAGTCAGCAGCCGCAGCAGATACGTAACCGTAGTCACCTGCTGTCGTCATTTCGTTTACGTCAAATGACCGAAAGTGTTCAATAAACTCATCAATGACATCTTCGTCATTTACGTTAGTCATGTTGTGTCGATCTGCCAAAAACCTCTTAGCAGCTTCAAACACAGCAGGATTACGTTTGATTGCCTCGTATGACTTTACAGAGTTGTCAAATGTTTCATCACCGCCTCCAAATCTACGGCTTAAAAAATTACTCTGCTGATTAATTGCTGCGGTAGATGAAACCTGTGTTGGTATTGCCACATTAGTGTCTTCTTCTTCTTCAACAAGGTTAAATCTTTTTTGTAAGAAGTTTGACATCTATCTACTCATTAACCCACCACGTGACTTATAAGCAGACACTTGTCTTTCTGCAGTGCGTCTGTCACGAATCATTTTAATAGCGTTAGCTAGTTCTCCACCGCCTTCCCCTTCGACAGCTTTCTTTAATGCAACCGTTTCTTCCTCTGTTATTGTACCATCCACAAACTTCATAGCCAACTGCACAGGATTAAGTTTTGTTTTTTTAATAGTTTCAGTTGTTACGTTTGCAGGAATATCTTTAACGGCGTCCGTAAGAATATTTCTTAATGAAAAGTCTATCTCACCAACTTCAATAAATGGTTTTACTGTACTCCTATATGAAGCGACTGCTTGATCTAAAATTGGTTCAGCGTCTGCAGGATTAATGCCAAAAGCATTAGCTACGGCAAATATAGCTTTTTCTCTACGGGCAGGAGCAACACCACCCTTTGTAATTATGCCACCCGATAAAAGCAAATCCTCTTGTTCTAACACTTTCAACACATTTTCTACATTAGCATCTTCAGGTTTCATTTTAGGTAGCGGTTGATTAATTTTATCAATCGCCCGATCTACCAGATTAGACACAGCTTCAGAAGAAACATTTAATTCATCCGCAAGGTCTCTCACTAAAATAGCTTTTTGATTTGTATTAATACTAACTTGATCTGGACCCACACCTGCTAAAGTGCCGATAGTTGATGTAGCTTTTTCTGTTACCGCTGCCTCAACAGTTGTTTCTATTTTAGATATTTCATTATCTACTAAATTTGAAAATTCTGGACCGTGCATTTGTCCTGCAATATTAACAACATCTTGCGGGGAATCACCTTCAGATAGCACAGATGTAACCAGATTTATGGCCCCATCTGATGTATTACTAAAGTCTGATTCTAAAGAAGACACTTGCTCTGAATCAAGACGTGTATCTGGTACAAATGTACCCGCTGCAATTTCTTGCTCCCGCTGCATTGCTTCAGGTGTTGATGCGTCCAACAATGCTTGTGTTTGTGCTGCCGTAGGTTCTGTACCTACGATTACATTACCTGTTTCACCAACGCTTATGTCAGGAAGCCCCCTACCAGTTAGAAGCGTAATAGCACTGTCAATTACACCCTCTGGGACATTATACTGTGCGCCTATTGTTTTATAGCGTTGTGCAACGGAGGTTAAAATACTATTGTACCTTTCGGTAGCTTCAGCACCAGCACCCGTAACAGCAGCAATAAAAGAATCAGCGTCTATTTGTCGATCTTCACCAATATTTACATTTAAATCTTTGTATATGCTAGGATGTTGTGCTTTAAATTCAGCTAACGCTGCTCTAGCAATATATCCTCTAAATGCTTCCACTTTGTCAAACGAGATACCAACCAACGCTTGTTCATTTGCTTCGATTGTTTTAATTCTAGCACGGTCTTCTTTAAATCCATCATTTGCATATTTTCCCGTGCTGTTCATGTAGTCTTGATTACCTTGTAATCTAGTTGCACGTCCTTTTACACGTTTAATGAGAGTAGCATTATCTACCTGCACACCATAATCTTCTGACTCAGCCATAAGTCTGTAGCCATCTTCCATACGGTCTTCTCTAAACGCAATGTTAGCCTCAATGGCTAATCTTTCTTTTGGCGACTTTGCATCACGCAGGGCAATAGTATCTTCTAACGTCTGTCTGCGTTCAATTAAACCACTCTGTTCCGTATCAAATGCTTTAAATTGCATTTCAGACATGGCTGATGTATCTTGTGTGGCAAGACGTGATAGTTTAAGGTTTATAGCTTGGATGGCAGAACTTTCTTCACCTGTCATAGATTTATTAAGAAGTTCATTAAGGCGTTCACTAGCTTTTGTAGCTAAATCTGGATCAGCGTCTGGATCATCTATAATGTTTCTAAGATAAGACAGCTTTTCGTTGACAGACTTTGTAGCGTACCCTAAACTCTCACGGTCAAAAGTATATCTATCAAAGGACAAAGATGTGGCTGTAGGTGTGGTCGTGAACCCAATCTGTTTCATCTGATCTTTAGCTTGTGCAGCACCTGCTGCTGTAGCGTCAAAGTCAGGCACAAGCGCACTTATTAGGCCACTACCTTTGATAGTGCCTTTAGGGAATATCATATCAGATGGGGCAAAGCTGCTTTCCGCGTCAGACAAGCTACGCACAATCTCTGACAAACCAAATTTGTTTGCTGGAACATCTACACTAGCACGATTAATAAAGTCAATAGGACTTTGACCTTTTGCCCTTGCCTCTTTCATAACGGCGATATCGTCTGTAAAACCTGACAAGCCACGTTGTTTATACAAAGCAGCAGCAATGTTTTGGGAGTTTACGTCATTTTGGTCGCCACCTATGACGTAAGCAGCGTCCTTAATTAGTTGCTCTATCTCTTTGTCTTTTGACCTGCGTTCCTTTTCGCGTTCTTCTGCTTTCTTCAAACGCCACTTGGACACCATGTCGATATTATCGCGTGTCCGTTCAATACTTTCTTTAAGCTGTGCGTCAACTGACCTAGCAAGACCTGTGGCAAAACCTGTAAGAAAACTCATTAGCCTCTCCTACCCATTAAACCTGTTGCTCTACCCGTTGCTGCTTCTTTCATTTCATTTATGATTGCATCAGTTGTTTCTTGTTCTTGTGGTGAACCTTTCTCTGCAGCATCCTCTTCTGATTGTTCTTGCAGTTTTACTAGTGCTTTGTCAATCATTGTGCTACGAACCTCTGTGGACTTTTCCATACCAGTGTTGTACTCAATGCCCTCTTCATCAGCCATAAACATAATTAGTTCCATAAGCACAGGAAGTACCAGCATACCTACATCAATGCTATGTTTACCTTCCATGACTCCTGACAGTTGGATTGAGTTAGCTACTGCAGTTACAGGCACACCCATCTCCAGAACATCCATAAGTTGCTCTGTAACATCATCGTTTGCAAAGCGAGGAATATAATAATCTAGTGCCTCTTCTACTGTTACATGTTGTGCAGGAGATTGCCAAGGACGTGCGCCAAGTTCGTGCGTCATAGACATGCCAGCGATTGGAGCATCAAGCATTGGTTCGTTGTTGATATCCATTATACTTCTTGTTCCTTTTTGTCGCGTATCATCTTCATGTAAGAGGCAACACGTTCTAAGGGTTGCCCCACACCATCCTCTTTCTTTTGCATACGATCTGGAGACTTAGATAACAATCCACCCAGCACAGGCTTGGGCTTTTCATTCTCTGCTTCTTTTTCAAGTCGCCTATTCATACTGTGGTATAGCATACCTGCAGGATTAGTTTGCATAATTATACCTCACTTTATGTTTTTTTACAACTAAATTCATTAGCTGACGTATAATAAATTTAATCTTTGGCTTGTCTTTGATATACTCTGCAAAGTCTTTGCCATGCTTTACATATAGTTTGTACAGCCAACGAGGTGCATTCTTTTTCATCCAAGAACGGAACATAAACCAACGGATGTCTGTGGGACCATAAACTTCACGGGCTACCCAACAGAACTCAATAAATGCGCTACCTAGTGTACCAATCAATCCACCAATTGCTGAACCAGCGGCACTTTTGCCAGCAGCTTTTGTTGCGGCAGCTTGTGCATCAGCACTCAACTGTGCTATAGCCATGCTATTAA